GGATGCTGCGATGGGGCAACAGTATTATTCGCAGTTCATTCAGGAGTTGGACAATCTGCGGGCACGGTTTGAGGATTCCCCGGCCCCGCAGCCGTTGATGTTGAATAGCATCAGGGCGTCACGGTGGATGTCGCAGTCGTACCTACCGGGTAGGCTCCGTTATTCTTGGGAACTGTAAATGCCTCTACAGGCGGATACGAAGGTAGCCAAGGGAGGCGACGCGTATCGTTACGATGAGAAGGCCGACTTTACCGGTGGTCTGAATCTGCGTGCCGATCAGTTCAATCTGGCGGAGAACGAGTCTCCCGCATTGTTGAACGTGGATGTAGACCCGCGTGGCGGTGTTTCACGCCGGGATGCCATAGATGTTATAAATACTACGGCGTTGGGTGGGCACATCCTGAGTCTGTTCGATCACTCCGATGCGTCCAACAATCAGGTGTTGGCGGCTGCGGTGAGCGGAGGCAACAGTACGTTGCACTATGTCGCTGGGGTGTCGGGGGACTTTACGCAGATACAGTCGTCGGCGGGGAATATCACGATGACCGGCCTCCAACGCCCGCAGGCTGTGACATCCAACGACACAACATACATTGTGAACGGGTCGCTGTTTGATACGTCGTATTCGGCGGTTGCGTGGGCCGGTTCCAACAACGCTACACGGCTCACCCCGGATATTGACGCTTCGGACGGTCACTTCCCGTGTGCCCGGTATGTGGCAACGTGGGCCGAGTTCGTATGGGTCGCCTACACGTTGGAAGGGTCCGATACGCACAAGAACCGTGTCAGGTTCTCCAAGGTGAACGACGGCGAGAACTGGACGGTCACCGACTATATCGACATCGACATCGGTGAGGACGGCGATTACATCACGGCGATTCTGCCGGACGCCGACCGGTTGTTGGTATTCAAGCAGAACAGCGTGTACGCCATCTACGGGTTCAGCCGTGATTCGTTTGAGGTGCGTAACCTCACACGCACCGCTGGGTGCCGGGAAGATACCAGCCCGGTGGCTGGAACGGCGGGGGTGTTCTTCTGGTACGGCGAAGACGGCGTGTTCCTGATCGTGTACGAACAGGTAGCATGGGTGTTTGAGCGTATCAAACCGGCGTTGGACGACGGCAGTTTGACCTTGGCGTCAGCACCGTCGCTGATGTGGTTCGATGAGAAACTGTGGGTGTCGGCCGACTATCAGTCGGGTGACAACCTCGCCGGGTCGGATCAGGCGAATCGGCGCAACACGTTCATGTGGGACCCGTCGTTGGGCGATACGGGAGCGTGGACCCGGTATGACATCAACGCCCGCACCCTGCTGGCGTACAGGCCGTCGGGGGCGCAGCACTTTGGGCTTGCGGCAACGTCGGATGTGAACGGTACGGCAGCGTTTACCCGTGTGGCGAAGGTCGATGTAGACGCCGACCGGGACGACTATCTGGGCGACACGGGCGATCCGCCAGACTTGGAGGAGATCCAGTCTTTCTACCAGACCGGCTGGTTTATCGGGAACCGTCCCACCTTCACGAAACGGTGGGGGAAGACACGCACCGTCATGTTGGCTGACAACACGGTCAGCGTACGCATGGGCATCTACAAGGATTACGATTTGTCCACTGAGGCGGTGACACAAACCCAGCAGATCACCGGGGCGACTGCGGTTGCCCGTTGGGATTCTGCGGTTTGGGACAACGCCGACTGGGAAGCAGGCGGTACGGAAAACATATACAGGTTCTTCCGGTGGCCCACGGCTGGGACAGGTAAGGCTATTAGTTTGAGGTTTAGTGTTTCCCCCGCTGACGGCAACCGTGGCAAGTGGGGGTTGACATCGGCCATAGCGATGTATAGGACTCGGAGGTTGCGGTAATGGCGGCTTTGGCTGTATCGAACTCGTTTACTGCGGGCACGTCGATTGTGGCGTCCCAGATGAACACCAACTTCGCAGATGTCGTGTCGTGGGCTACGGGTACGCCGTTCCTGTCGGCTTCGGGTTCTTTGACAACGGTCAAGGGCACGCTGTCCGTTACGGAACTGGCGACGTTCTCCAACGACATTTTTTTGGCTGGTACCAATCAGCGACTGGTCTATGAGGGTTCAGCGTCGGACGCATACGAAACCTTCTTGGCTGCAACAAACCCGACGGTGGATCGTACGATCACTCTCCCTGATGCTACGGGGACTGTTGCCTTGCATGGTGACGGTAACGCCAGCAACATTATTTCCAACTCAGTCTTCAACTAAGGAAAGTAGAACATGGCAACATACTCAAAAGAATACCTGAGTACCAGCACCCTCGGGGAACCGACCCTTATGACTAGCACTACGGCGGGGTCACCGACGCCGATCCATGTGACCGGTACGTCGGCCACGGTGGAGGATGAGTTGTGGCTTTACGCATCGAACTCTCACTCGGCTGACGTTGAGTTGATCTTGTTCTTTGGCTACGCCACCGGCTCGGTGCCGACCGCACCAGCCAGCACCGTGTACCAGACGATCACCACGAAGGCGGGCATGACGCTGGTCATCCCCGGCTTGGTGATGACCGGGAGTGGCTCGGTGACGACCAGTGTGTCGGCCTACGATGCCACTGGCTCCGTTATCAATATCTGGGGTTACGTCAACCGGATCACCGTTTCCTAGCAAATGTTCCGTCAGGACCGGACCAATCCGGGCACCGCTGTTTCCAACTGGCGTGGCCGCAAGGACTCCAAAAAGGGGTGGCCTTCGACGGCTGTCTCTACTTGGTTGAATGGCGGCCTGTTCGGGAGCGGGTTCACGGCGTTTGGTGGGATCATCACCCAGTACGTCGATTCGGGCGACTCCAAGACGTACCGTGTTCACACGTTCCGTGGTTCAGGCAAGTTTGTGGTGTCGTTTGGTACAGCCGATGTGGATTATCTGATGGTCGGTGGCGGTGGTGGCGGTAACGCTGGTAATACTGGTTCGGGCTGTGCGGGCGGCGGTGGTGGCGCTGGCGGGGTTCGTCAGAACGTATCCCACAGTGTCACTGTGACTGCTGGTACATATCCAATCGTTGTGGGTACTGGTGGGGCCGCAGCAAGCACCGCTGCCGCTTCTGATGGTGGGGACACGACTGCTTTCGATTTGACCGCCGATGGGGGAGGCAAGGGCGGCAGGCCAGACGTAGACGGTGGCGACGGCGGGTCTGGCGGTGGTAGTGGTGGCGTTTTCGGCGGCTCTGGCAATCCGCCGTGGCCTGCGGGTGGTTCCGCTTCGGGGGCTGGCGACGGTAACGACGGCGGCTTACAGGCAAATGCGGACGGGATCTCTGGCGGTGGTGGCGGCGGCGCTGGCGCAGTAGGCGGGAATGCCGCAGCGGGTTCTGGCAACGACTCTCAGGCGGGGGCAGGTGGCAACGGAGCCAACTACATTGGGATCACCTCAACAGATAGCGGTGGGTCGGGTTCGATCACCTACGCAGGTGGTGGCGGGGGCAGCACTTGGAGCAACACCTCAGGGTCCGTTACAGCAGCAGCAGGCGGCACTGGCGGTGGGGGTGCGGGCACGACAGGTTGGACGCAAGGAACCGTCGTGTACGGCGATGGTGGCGTCCCGAACACAGGCAGCGGTTGTGGCGGTACGAACGCCGCTTCGGGTAGCGGCGGTACGGGCATTGTCATTATCCGTTACGACACGGGGCTTACCTGATGGCCGATCCCTCTTACATCGTTGACGGTGTTCTCACTGACGGTGAGGCGTGGGTCGCCCTGAATACGAAGACGCTGACCTCGGACGCGGCATACGTCACGTTCACATCTGGGTACAACGACGCTGCGGCTGACGTAGGCGGCGTACAGGCTTGGGACCAATACATGGATCTCGTCCTCATCTCATACTGCCGTGGGACGAAATCGGCGGCCACAGTCCAATACCATTTGACGTTCAACGCCAACACCGAATCCATCTACGGTTTCCAACGCCTAGCCGCCGACGGTTCAAGCGTGAACGCTTACACCGAAAATACGAATGACCGTGCCGAGTTCCACACGATGCCCGCCGCGTCAGCGGGGGCGAACATCTTCGGGTGTGTCATCAACCATTTCTTCGACATCAACAGTGGGAAGTACAAGTCGCTGGTGTCTCAGGTCGCAGCCGACGCTGATGGGTCTGGTGAAGTAGCCTTGTTTGCGAATACATGGCGCAGTCAGGCACCGCTTACGTCGATCAAGATTTGGCCTGATGCCAACAACTGGCTGGACGAGTCGACGTTCTCCCTGTTCGGTGTGTTGCCAAGGATGGTGGCCTGATGGCTGTGATCGAAGCAATCGCTACAACGTATTTGGAGGCTGACGCTGCGTCGGTGGAGTTCTCGGGCATTGTCGCTACCTACGAGCATCTACAACTGCGGTGGTCTACGAAAGCGGATCGTGCGGGCACCGTGGACAATATCTACATCCAGTTCGGTACAGGCGGGGGAGCGGTGGACACGGGAGGCAACTACAGCACTCACGCCATGTACGGGCAGTTGACTACCGAAGGAACTCATCTCCGTTCGGGCAGTACTGGAATAGATGCGTGGGCATCAACAGGCGGGACAGCCGACTCGGCCGAATACGGGACTGGGATTGTGGACATTCTTGACTATGTGAACACCAACAAGAACACGGCCCTATCCAGCGTGGGCGGTATGAGTGGGATGTCGGACTACCCGATAGCGGCTTTCAGTAGTGGCCTGTGGGATGCGACGGGCGCTGTGGATCGGATCAAGTTGACCGCTGCGAACTCAACAAACCTTGTGCGTGGTTCAGAGTTCACCCTCTACGGATTGAATAGTTCCTGATGGCTGCTTTCACTGTTATCGACCACACCGAAATCGGAACGGGCGGTGCCTCCATCTGGACGGAGGATGGCATCTCAGGGTCTTACGACCATTTGCTGCTCGTAGCGTCGATCCGTAGCGAACAGACGGGCATTGAGTTCGACATTATCGACATGCGGTTCAACAATATTTCCACGAGCGTCTACACCACGACGGATTTGGCAGCCAGCACGGCCACACCTACAACGACTAGGACGACCGCTCGGGGTGACTTCAACGGGGCTGTTTGGCCTTCCGCTGATACGACGGCTGACACCTTCGGATGCCTGAAGATCTGGATACCTCACTATGCGAACTCAACGAACTTCAAGCAGGTTTTCATGTCGTCCACCAGCGGGCCTGCTACTACGACTAACAACGAATGGGCGTTGCGGCTGGTCGCAGGGTTGTGGGCGCAGACGGCTGCGGTCACGCGGATAGACATTCGTTCGGGTTACGCAGCCGACCATGCGGAGTTCAGCACGTTCACCCTCTACGGAGTAACAGGAGCATAGAAATGGCAAGACAGAAGGTAGTCAACGGGGTCTACTACGACCTCACAGCAGAAGAAGAAGCGGAACTGGACGCTCGGGCTGAGGCCGCTGATCTGGACATGAACCACATCAGGGGTCAGC